ATGCCCTGGGCCGCCTCGTTCGACAGCCCCGCCATGGTGGCGAAGTTGTCGATAAAGCCTTGGACCGCCTTCGATGACTGCCCGAATACAGTGTTAAACTTCGACCCCGTTTCCTCGACCGCAGACCCAAGGTCAAAGAGTTTCTTGGCGACGAATCCGACCCCCGCGACAGAGGCGAGCGCGGTGCGAAGATCAATCGACGCTTTCGCTGCTGTCTTCAGCCGAGCCGTAACACCCTTTAGGCCCGCCTCGACCTTCTTGATGCCCGCAGTAAAGCCAGCGGTGCCGACCTCCATGACAATCCGCAGCTTTGATAGTGTCGCCATCTATCCGCTCCGCGCTTGCACGTTAGCCGCCATCTGTGCTTGAGTCTGCATCTCGGCCCGCACGTTGAAGAAAGCCATCCACTCCGCGAACTCTCTGCTTGTCATCGTCTTTTGTAGAACCCGCACCGGCACGCCCATCTCAGCGGCTAGGACGAACCACATGTACCGCTCCGGGCTCTCCTTCAGTTTCCCGCGAGTTCCTCAACGTCGTCGTCCGAGATTCCGTTGAGCTTTGCCGACACGTCGAAGATGCGGGCCAGCACGGTGCCCGACTTCTTGCCCACCTTCTCTTCGTCTGCCCGCGTGAACAGGCGCGTGCCCTTTCCATCGCAGGCCGTGAGCGTCACCAACCGCGCTCTCACGCCCAGAAGTTCCTGCCCCTCTTTCTGCCCTTGCTTGGCGATGCAACTAACGCCGAAGGCATCACGCTCCGCGCCGTTCAAGGTCCGCACGAATACCATGCCGCCCCACTCGGGAACGTCCACAGATTCCATCGGCAAGTCGTCCGCGCCGAGGATGTCATCCCTGCTCAGGGCCTTCAGTTTTTCCGACATGATCCACTCCAGTTAGATGATTCGGGCGGGAGAGGTTTCCCGGCCCATCCTACCTACGCCTCTGCACGTACCAGCGCACCCGAGCCAGTGAACACGGAGGGCGCCGATGCCATATCGCCAACGGTGCCGGTGACAGGTGAATACGAGCCGAGTGTCATGGTGCCCGTGAAGCTCGGATTCGTCGCGCTCACTACCGCAGAGTCGGACCGGATGATGATGGCCGTCGTGGTGCCGAGAAGAGCGTACAGGGTGGCGTCAACCTTGGACGCCGCAAAGTCCTGGAGCCACTCGACCGTGACCGTCACCGTCTTGAGACCACCCGCTACGGAGCGGAAGGTGTCGGACATCACAGTGTCATCCTGGAGCTCTGCGCCAACGTCCAGGGTGATCGAGCGAACGTGATCCGAGAGGTCTGTCCCACCGACGCTGATGAAGGCATCGGTCAATACGAAAGTTGCCATTGTTGTCCCCTATCTGATGCCCACACAAACGACGAAGTCAAACGACCCGCCGCCACCTACCGTGAAATCGACGCGCCAGTAATCGTCCGTAATAGCGCCCGCCGTACTCAAGAACTCCGAGCCTACCGCAGTCACCTGTGTGAAGGTGATTTGCGTCGTGGAACTCGTCATGCCGCTGTTGTCGTCGCTCTCCACCGTCACGTCCAGCGTACCGCCCGTAACGGTCAGCGCATGGATCGAAGCGTAGACGGATTGCGTGGCACTCACCGCGCCGAGCGGCACGCCCGTGCCGCTGTTACTCGAGGCCACGACCGCTGTGCGGTTGATGAAGATTTGGCCGCGCACCAACTCGACGCCGCGACCCTCACCGCTCACCCGGAACGCGGCCATGTCCCCGACCGTCCCGCCTACGGGCGAATACTCGCCTGTGGTCAGGAGCGTGAAAAAGGCGGGGGACGTTTCCGACCCGTCTACCGGCCCGATGGAGACCACGGTGTCGGCCACACCAATCGTTGCGTATAGCCTGGAGTCTACGGTTGACTGCCAGTAGCCCTCTCCCTCAAGGCGCACCGTCTGAAGGCCCCCCGCCACACTGGCCCACGTGTCGCCGTACACGGTATCCGATACTAGGTCAGCGCCGGCCTGTAGAACGACGGTATGAAAGTCAGCGGATAGGTCGAACTCACCTAGCCACCACTTGTTTGCAGTTTGTACGAAGGTCGCCATGCCTAGGACTCCGTGTAGAAAACGAGGTAGTCGTGGACCACCGAAAAGCGTTTCTCGTCCATGTCGCCGCCCTCCGCGCTCTCGCCATCCAGGAAGATGTCGTCAATCACGGGCGTACCTGACGGCGCTTGGTGGCGGTTCAGTACATCGCGCACCGCCTTGCCCAATGCCCGTGCCTTGATCGGCGTCGAATCGACCATGCGGAACTCGAACCGGGCGCGCACATTGCCAGGCTCTGATTGCATGGCTTGGGGCCGGACGCTGCTGATCCGCTCATACGCGATATAGGGCAGCGCGGTGCTAGGTGGTGCGGCGGTTGGGAACATCTTCAGCCCGATCAGTGCCGTAACCGTCGCGTCCCCCGTGACTGCCGTGAACAACGCATCTTCGACTTCAGCCATTGGCGGCCACCTGCTCTATCGCTCGCTTCAGCACAGCACCGACGGCGCGCTCTGCCTCGTCCCGGCTCTCATCGTATGCCTTGTCCAGAAAGCGATAGCGCGGCATGGAACCCGTGGACGCGCCAGACTTCCGGGCTCTGGGGTTCTTGCCCTTGTGAAAAAAGAGGCCATAGAAGGCCGGTGTGCGGCTCGCCCGTCCGGTGCGCCATGACACGCCCAATCTGATGTCATCGCCCGTGCGCTTCGTTACCCGATAGTCTATATCATCCTGAAGGCGGCCTGTGCGTATTGGCGAGTTCTCGCGCACCGCATCACGGAAGATGATGCCGCCGGCCTTCGCAGCATCCTCTAACGCCTTGCCGCGAACCTTCACGGGAAGCGCGTTCAGTTTGCGCGCAAGCTCGCGGTCGCCGTCGATTCTCACGCTCATGTGAGCGGCACCACCGAGCCGGCCACGCACGTCATATCGAGCCACACACGCCCAAGGTTGCGATCCACGACCGTAACCACATCGTAGACAATCGTGTTGTCCAGATTCCGCAGCCGCCACTTGATCGGCGCCGTGGGCGTTGTGCTAATTCGCGAATCATACCGACACGTCACCATCATTGGCTGTTGCCACTGTTCGGCGCCGTCCTTCTGCATCTCGCCGCCCTTCACTGGCTCGACCGCGCACCACATACGTGCACGCTCCGACCATACCGGCTCAACGTACCCATCAGCCGCCTGGGTCGCCGTGGTGCTGCTGTTCTCTTCCAGACGGAAAAGCCGGTTGAGCGATCCCGTGGAAGTCATGTCGGCAGGTGCTCGAAGTCACGGGCCATGTGCTGCGCCACGAGATACTGAAACGCGTACGGGATCTTTGTCACGATGGTGCCTGTGACAGTCGGCTCACGGTTCTGGTACATGTGCCCGCACATCAGCAGGACGAGGTTACGGATGCTTGCCGGCACCGCGTCACCATCAGCGCCGTACCCCGCGACGAAGCGCACCCACGCCACGCCGGGAGTGGAGAGCTTCACGTCGTTCGGCCATACCGTGCCATCAGTCAGCCACAGCCGCCCGAACTCGCCGCGTGTGTCGGTCTGATAGTTGGCGCTTGACCACGTCTGTTCCACGTCCGAGGTGTCCGTGTACTTGATGTACGTCACGGACGACAGGGGAGGCTTCGGGAAGTGCAGCGCACCGCTCGCCGGGAATCCGCCATCCCACACCCACTCCCATGTTTGGTTGATGAGCGCACGATTCAGCGCCACCTCCACGGACATACGAGCCGAAGGTAGGATAATGTTTTGCAGATAGGCGTCTTCGTCGATGCCCGTAATCCGCAAGTGATCCTTGACCTCGGCCACCTCGAGCGGCTCTTGGAGCGGCGCCGTGATCAGCGAGAGGTTGAGCGACATCGCCTAGCCCTCGGGCGTCTGACGCTTCTTGCGCTTCTTCGGTGCCTTCTTGGGCTTCTCCTCCACAGGTTCGGCCACAGGTTCCGGCGCGACCTCGGCGACCACTGCCCGCTCCACGACCTTCCGCACTGGTTCCGGTGGATCAGGTACGTCCGTGCAGTAGCCGGTATCCAGAAGACTCTGGATCGTCATCGGGTCCAAATCGACCTCAACCTCTCGGCCCATCAAGGGCCCCTGGTTGAAGTGTAGAATCTTCTTCATCGTGTCCCTCCCGTTGTCGGGATCGCTGGAGGGCAGCGCGTACGCCACCCCCCAGCCTAGACCGCTTTCCCCTGGAGCAAGGTCAGCGGACTAGTCCCCGAAATCTCTACGCTGGGATCTCTTCCCAGATGAGTTCGCACCAGAGCCCTGCCGCACCGCTTGCCGTGCTGGTCTGGATCGAGATAGCGGCTCCAGGCTTGACGATCACGCCACCATCAAACCACCGATCCATCGTTGGTGCCTGGGTTGCCACGGTGATCGCACCCGTGAGCCCGATGCCGAGAGTACACAGCGCGACCGGAGCCGCCGGAAGCGTAGCCGCCAGGAGCGGGCTGCACTTGTTCGCAGCCGACGCACCAAGAAGCATGTTCCGGTGCGTCGTGGTCGCTGTGCCCGTTGTAGCTGCGGCGGTCGTGTCCGTGTTCACGGCGAGCCATACAGCCGCCGCGGCAACGTTCGCCACTGCCATCTGGCCCGAGGCGTACCACAGCACGGCATCCACGCCGCTCGCCTTGGGGTTGTAGAGAGAAAGGACGGGAGTCGTCGCGCTGAGTCCCGCCTGTGAAGTCACGCCAACCTGATTGGCGACGCCGTAGACGTTGCCGCGCAGGACCGCTTCCTGGTACCGTGCCGAGATGTCGGCACTGTACAAGCCACCACTCGGCGACCTGCGGACGGCTTCGTTCGCGCCGCTTCCAGGGTTGTTGTTGTCAGGCCCTACCGTGGCCTGGAGATGCGTGATAGTGCTCATGTGTCAGCCCTCCTAGGCCGTGACGACGGTTGCACCGTCATCGAGGGGAATCCAGTAGCACGTCCACTTGGTCGCGCCCGTGTTGTTCGCGCCGCAGTCCAGATCCACCGTGCCTTCCTGTAGCACGAACGGCTGGCCGATTCCACCGGCCTGGCCGCCGCCTACCATCGCATCACCGACCGTGCCGGTGAGCGTGTAGAGCGTGCCTACTTCGTCGGCGGTGATGTCGAGTGTGGCGCACATGTCACTGTCCGTACCCGTCGCCGGGCTGTGGACCAGCTTCGTCACGTCAGCCTGCGTCTGAATCACGGTTGTGACTTCACCCACGAAGTAGGCGAGAACACGCCCACCCGCCACGGTGAAGTACGATGTGGCGGCGGTCTGGGGCAGCGATGCCGCCGCCCGCTCCGTCTTGAAGCCGACCCGTAGCGCCTCGAAAATTCCGGGGTCTTGGGTGGCAGGATTGATAACAGTCATCGCGCCCCCTAGGTCAGTGCCGTAGCGGAGGAAACTTCCGCATACCGCGCACCGCTGAGAATCACGACCGCAGTGGCGAGCGTGGCCGCCGACGGATCAGAGAACACGACCCGCAGATACGGGAAGCCGTCCGTCAGTTGGCTGGCGTCGATCTCGATGACGTAGAACACGCCGTCGTTGGTCGAGCCGGTGATGCCTGCCGTGGTCGCGGCGGTTCGAGCGCCCAGCGTGTCACCGGCTGCCGTCGTCTCAGCGTAGTAGCTGAACGCGATAGCGGTTGAGTTCGACGGCGTAACGTCGTCGCACTCTTCGACGGTGATCGTGGTCGCTGCGCCCGTCACGCCCAGCCCGCAGACGATGGTGCAGTGGGCGTAGTTCCGCATGTTCCAGATATCGGAAGTCGCGCCCGCGCCGTTGATATCGACGGGAGCCACACTCAGAAGGGTGTGGAGCTCTTCGCCGATGGTGATTCCTTTCGCACCCATTGGTCTAGCTCCTCGTTGCCAGAGTGATGAAGTGACCCTGCGTGACCGTGCCCTGGAAGGGAGTCAGTGCAGAGTTGTGGAGCGGCTGTCCATCGACCCGGTAGATGATCCGGAACACCTCTTCGTCGAAGAGGAAGCGAACGTGGATCGAAGAGTCAGCCTGCGGCGTGCCCTTGTCGATGCACTCGTAGGCGGCCCAGTCGCAGAGCGCGATGTCGCCAACGGTGCCGAGGGTCGGGCAGTACTCGATGGGAATGACCGGACGGCCCATGAGGGTGGCGAACGGCGCCACCGAAAGACCGCCAGCCGGCAGGTAGACCGCGTGCCCACCCGTACCGACAGCAACCGACATGTTGTTGAGTTCGGTCTCGGTGTCCTGATTGATCATCCACACGGCGTTTGAGCGGTTCCGCATCCGCTGCCACATCTTCAGGATGTTGGCATAGACGATGGTGGTCGCGGCCTGGCCGCTTTCCTTCGCCACAGACACGGTGCCAGCAGCGCCTAGGATGCCCGTGGGCTTGCCTGCACCGTCACCCTCGAAGAATGCGTCCTCAGTCTTGAACCGAAGTTCGGACGAGAAGTCGCGCATGGCCCGAACCGACAGCGCCGGAGCGTCGGCCATGAGTTCGCCGGTCGTGTACATCAGGCCGGTGAGCTTCGAGAGGGTGAGTTCGACCTGACGCAGCGTCGGCTTGCTCGCCGTGAACGTCGCCGCCTCATCGGTCCAGTACGCCCGAACGCCACCCCAGCGCGAACCGTTGACCCGCGAAGTCTCGTCGATGACGTTGAACTTGAGACCGTTGGAACTCGCACTGATCGGCGTCTTGGTGACCCTAGAAAGGATCTCGCCGTCCGTGTACATCCGCGACTTGATCTCGGTCACGAAGTCTTTCTGGAGCTGGAACCCGCCATCAGCCGGCACCGCTTCGGAAAGGCCGGAAGCCGCACGGGCTTCCCGGTCCACGCGAACCTGCCTGTCGTCCTGCCACTGTTCGGCTGGGTTCGACATGCGCTGGATCGACTGGAGCTGCTCACCCATGGACGGGAACGGATCGTCTCCCGGCTCGTGCGTGACAGCGGCACGCGGCTCGGGCGGGTCGTCCAGAACCACGGCAGGGGCGGGCGGCGCATTCACAGCCACGCGCTCCTCGGTGGCGATCTGCGCGGTCAGGCTGTTGATCTCCACGCTGTCCGCGTCGTGGGCAGTCTGCTCTTCGGCGTTGAAGACTCGGGGTTCGTCCCCGTCCACTGCCGCGTCAAGCCGGGCCTGCATCTGCGTGTGCAAGGCTTGTGCCCTCGCCCGCAGCTTTTGCAGTCTCGTCATGCTGCTCTCCTGTTATGGCAAACGGGCGCGCACTTGGCTGAGCCCGCCGCCTGTGTTTGACGGTCGGAACCTGAGCCAGTGCGCGCCCGACTGAGCGTAGCGCCCTCTGCCACTTACCGGAGAACGTGTTAAGACCGCGCCCGGTCCACGCCCTAGGGTACTATTTTTGCCTCGCCTAAATCCTACCGATCCAGCCCTGCCCGCGCAACCGTAACGGCTAACTGGTTGCGCAGCATCTGCTGCACGTCGGCGGGGTTGGGTTCCGTCAGCGTTGCCTGTGGATCTGTGTCACTGATTGGAAGAACCACCCCCGCCGCCGCTGCACTCCGCAGTGCGACCTTCGTTGACGGGTACGCCGGGAAGGTCACGGGCGAGAGCTCCAGAAGATTCATCTGGCTGATGGTCCGCATGACCGGCTTCGCCTCTTCGTCCCACGTCTGTTCCTCGGCGTAGAAGCCGAACGACATTTGATGCACCACGCCGTCAGCCATCTTGTCGAGTTGGTACTCCGTGAACGCCGAGGCGTCCTGCTCAAACCACACGCCCGTCGAACGTTCCTCGAGAACCAGCGCCGCACGGTTCGCGCTCACCCGGCTGATCGGCTGCGTCTGGTCATGCTGCCATAGGAGCGCGATATCGTTGTTGGCTACGGAGTTCGTCGCCGCCCCCTTGGCGATGACTTCACGCCAGCCGCCCATGTCCTCGGACTTGCGACCATACGGCACGCCCAAGCCTCTGACAGTGCGGCTGTCGCCATCGCCCCGGATCTCCAGGCTTTCTACCTCGAAGTGTCTGCGTTCCAGTTCTGACATGCTATCCTCCGGCGACCACGAGACAGTCGCAGCCTTGATGTAGGGGCGGGTGTGCTACACCGCGCCTCGGCGTGAGTGGGGCAGCGCCTTCCGGTGCGACCTCTTGGCCCGCGTTCACGAAGTTCTCCTGGGTGCCTACCGTCTTGCCGTCCAGCGAGTTGCACAGCGGACAGTTCTGGCCGATGGCGACCCACACGAACGTGGTGATGCCCGCAACGGTATAGGCCAGCCGGCTGATTGCGCCATTCGCCTGTACACTCTCACGGCTTGCCATCTTCTCGGCTCGCGTATCTTCCCATTCGGTGACACGTTCCTCGACGGCGGCCTTGGCGGCATCCACATCGGCGGCTTCGTTTATCAGCACCTCAAGTTGCCGCTCCGAACTGATCGCGTAGCGGGTGCCCGCGTTGTCGGCGTATTGCTGGACAAACACATCTTCCTCGGCACCCCACTCTTCTGAGCCGCCAACCTCACGCACGGCAATGCCGAAGATCACTTCCGCATACGTGCGGAGTGCCGGGTGTAGTTCCTTGCTCACGACCTCGGCGTAATCGCTGTAGTGCGCTGCGAGTCGTTCGATCAGTGATGCCTGACTATCCGATGCCGTAAGGGCACGGCCTACCGCGTTCACGTCACGGCGCACCACACGTTGCGCGACCGTCTGGAAGAGCCGCTGGAACGAGCGGGCCTGACGGTGGCGGCTGGCGGCACTGCGGACTTCTGCGGGCGGCATCTGCCAGGCGCGGCGGTTCTCCATCCCTGCGTCGGTCAGGTAT